TAATTATTTACCTTATTGATTAGACTTGGTTCAAGTCACCAACATAGATTTTCCCATAAAATTCTGGGCGGACTACTTTCTTAGCGTAGCGGGTCATTACACCTCTACGTGGAGTGAAGTTGATTGGATCATATACCAATGGAGTTTGTACCAATGGAATATATGGAGCATAAACTGCACCGGTTTCTAGGAAGTTGTTACCACGGAAGCCCATCAAGATTGTGTTTTCTTGCATGTATGGGTTCTTGTAAACTTGGAAACGTGAAGCAAAAGAACCAACACGGCTTACGCCCATTGCGAACTTAGCACTATCACCGTCAGTGTTTACAACGTATCCTGGGATGGATTCCAATACAGTGGCTACGTCTGGTCCTACAACCAAGAAGTTAGCACCACCACGTAGGGTCAATTGGTGAATCTTGTTAGATACCTTTTGGATCTTGTTACCAAGAGTTTGGTACCAAGTGCTCTTTACGTAAGCAGTACGATTGGTTGAATCGTTGTTTACGGTGAAGGTTGGTAGACCTGCACTGTCATTTGGACCCTTGACTAGTTCCTTACCAATTACGGCGGACCAAGCTTCAGTGGTCAATGCTGGAGCAGCACTGATCAACATGTCCATGATTTCAAGATCAATTTCCATTGATACATATTCACTCAATAGAGCAGTCAATTCTGCTTCTGCGTCAATGCTGTGGTAAGCATTCAAGTCTTGAGCCAATTCTGGGGTCCAGACTGCCTTCAACTTACGAGTCTTAGCAACAATTGGTTCACTCTTGAGTTCCAAGTTAACTTCTGGAATGTTGATATCAGTACCCTTGTCAATACCGTTATTAACAGCTTCACCCTTGAATGGATTGGTATCTTCAAAGTCACCACGGGTTTGATCAGTTGGTTGCTTTGTATAAGTTAGGACTGCGGCACCACTGGCGTTACCTGCAGCAGTTGAACCAGTTACAATGAATTGTACAATGTAGTAGTTAGCAGTAGAAAGAGAACCAGTGTTATAGACCTTGGTCAATTCATTGATTACGTTAGCTGGATTAATACCAGAAGCACTGATGGTGAAGCTTCTTACAGCATTCAAGTCTGTGTTAATTGTGTTAGTACCAACTAGAACATTGATCTTTTGACCAACGAATGCTTGAGCGCTTGAGGTCAATGAGCTATCAAAGTTTAGATCACTCAAGGTTGCGGAACCTGAAGTGGTGCTCAATGATTGGGTGAAATAGTTACTGGTGTAAGAATAACGACCAGCACCATATAGACCGTTTTCTGGAGAATCAGTAGAACCTAGCTTGATGCCAGTACCACCGAACATTGATGAACCACTGAATGGGTTAGATCCTGGTAGACCGTTACGGTTGGTACCGTACTTGAAGTCTAGATAGAAGATTAGACCAGATGGTAGGTTCATTGGTTGAACTGAAACGAATTCCTTAGCGGAGATTTCAGCGAATACACGGCGAACCAATGGAAGAGCTACGCCAGCCCATTGTTCACTGTTAGCAGAAGTACCTGTAGAGGTAGATTCATCAAGCAATTGCTTGGCTTGGTTTTCCAATAGGATAGACATATTGGCCTTTTCAATGCCTTCTAGACCTTCAAGAAGACCTGTCTTGTCCCATTTGTTTTGCAATCCACGAGTTTCAGTCATCAACTTAGCTTGTGGGTTCATATTGTTTGTCAATAGACTCTTAATATCACTCATATTTTTATCTTAATTTTTTGGTTTTAGTTTACTTGCCTTGTTTTAATTTTTTACTTCTTAATTCCGGCAAGTCTTTGGAATCTTGAAGCCATCACGTTGCTGTTTTCAACAATCAATTCCTTCTTAGGAGCTGTTGATGCAACTGGTTTACTTGCCAAACCTTCGGTGATAGTTTGTGCAGCTGTATTTGGTTTCTTGACAGCTGATCCACCTGAACTAAGTGATTCGGACAAAATTTTATAACTCAACTTAACTTCACGGATGGAGTGGGTTAAGTCAAAAGTTTCTACTACCTTCATCTTTTGAGCTTGGTTCAATGTAAATTTATTGAACAACTTGTTGGTGTACAACAATTTAGCATTCAAAAGATTGATTTCATTCAATTGATCACGTAGATATTGAACGGTGTGTAAAGCTTCAGCCAATTGAACAGATTCTTTAGTTGGTTCTGCTTCTTCTGCT